CCACCAACTACGAGCTGTGCAAACGAGCTACAGTCGATGTTCTGTCTTGCGACAACTACATCATCAGGGAAGTCACTGGTGTAGTCTGTTGCGACACCACCATTAAGCTCTGGATGATCTGGATGTATATTGTAACTAAACGTGTCGTTGTGTTCCATGTATGAAGCTACAACCTTAGCTATCGCGTTAGCTGTGTCGGCGTCTACGTTACTCAGTCCGTATTTGTCGAACCACTTAGCGAGCTTCTTTCTCTCAAGAGCTGCGTCCTGTACAGTCGTAGTAGCTTCAGGGTGTTTATCCAGCCAGTCATTAATGGCGTCCTGTACATACGGTAACCAGGATGTCTCAGGCTCATTAAACCAGCTGTTCACGTAAGCCTGTAGCTTGCTGTAAGCTGTCTTAAGTGCAGCGATGTTATCTTCGGACGTCTCCACGTTCTCAATCAACGTGTTGATGTACCACAGGAGTTTATACACCAGTTCTTGGTAGCTTAGAGCGTCATCATACACCTGAGGAAGCGTCATCTGCACCCAGGCCCTGAACGGCTGAACAGGTGTGTAGCCACCCTGTGCAGGTGTGAAGTCGGCCGATGTCTTTGAAGTATTAGCCATATTATTTCTCCTTTCACTGTATACTTACGATGTAGCTCATGTCGTAGTCACACGCCTCCAGTCTGAGGTGTATTTCGACGGCGTCACCTAACTCGTTACGTGTCTCGTCAATCATACACTGTAAGTATCGTTTTATATCAGCTTCCTCACATGAACAGTACATGCTCTGAAGCAGATTAACTGTATCAGTCTCCCACTTAACCCAGGCCTCGAACGCGCCCTTAACAGCACTCTGTCGGACACCTCTGCTGATGTCACAGCGTGCATACCCGTACATGGCGTCAGGTATCGGAGACTTCTCACTCTTACTCATGGGCTGTATGAGCTTATCGAAGTTACATATCGCCCATCTATGTAACTCTCTTAAGTCATGACTCTCACACTCGTAACGGTGCTCGTGGAGCTGAGCGAAACCGCTCAGTCCCATGAACCTGAAGTAGTCGGCCATGTTCGCATGGAACATAACACCGTTTATCATGTGTTCAGAGAGACAATGGAACATCTCGTCTCTCTTCATAACTTACACCTTCTTAATAACTACCGACACGTTAGTGAACGTAGCACTTACACTACCTGATGTAACGAAGCTAATGCTTGAGTTACTGTCACAGCACTGTAATCTCACCAGACAGGAGAGTGGCAAAGTTACAGTTGACCCAGTTGAAGTTGTTGTCACTGTTGCCACACCACCTGGTATTGCAGCACCATCCTTAAGTGCTGTAACCGTCACAGTTCCTGTAGCTGCAGGTGCGATGGTGAAGTTAGCAGTTACGTCGTAGTAACCGTCACCACACACATCGAATGTGTTATCATTAAGGTTAATGTTCTTACCAAAACGTCTTACGATTCTTCCCATCGGTACGACGTTGTTCACAGCCAACACGTTAGTTGTGTTGTTAGCTGTGTAAATTGCTGAATTACATGACATAAGTATTCGCTCCCTTTATTTGCTCATAATAATAAGGGATGAACGTAACATTCACCCCTTACAACTTCGTATTACCTGGTCATATGGACTAAATGTTACCACAACCACATCCGCAGAACGGGTTGTTACCTGCTGTGTAAGTAAAACCATTCGGGTATCTTACGACACCTGCCATAGCAGCCTGAAGCTGCAACTGGTTAATCTGGTTCTGCATATCAGCAATTCTGTTACCACAGATTACGTCCAGGATTTTCTGTGTCTGTTCTGTGGTCGTCTGGTTGATGGATGCTGTGTTCATAGCAGCCTGATAATTAACGTTGTCAATTCCACGCTGTGTAGTGCAGCAGCACTCAGACATCTGTGTCTGTAATGCATTGGTGTTCTGCAGTGCGTTGTAACCGATCTGACACAGTCCGTTATTAAGCTGTGTAAACTGAGTTTGCTGGACGTCACTAATGCGACCTACTGCATTCTCTAAGTTGTTGAAGTTCATGCTCGTACAGAGCTGAGCCTCAGTCACACCTTGGTTATCCCCAGGACCACGGTTACCACCGAAGCCACCCATGAAGATAAGCGCGAACAGGATTATCAGTACCCACGCACCGCTACCACCAAAATTTCCATCCTTCTCTGTTACGGCTGCAATATCAGCCAAACTTACGTTTTCACCCATGTGAAACATCTCCTAATAATAATATTAAATTAACCCTGCAGGAATTAATTTCATGTGTTACACCTGGACAGTACGTCTAATATTATTACCTACACAAATCTTATGTGTTCTCGGAGAGATATTGCTTCTTTATCTCATCTGCTGTCTTACTTTCGTTGTCTGTTACGAACGTCTTGAAGTCGGAATCCAACTGTTGCATCGTAGTAAACACCTTGTTAGCACACGTACCAAGTTTATCATGTGCCTTGTAAGACGTGTATGCACTCATCATGAGTATTCTGTTTTCGTCTTTAGTAAGGTCCAATAACCATCACCCTTTCAGTAGTTTAATTACAGTAGGTAAGTCAATACCATGTTCTTGTGCTATCTGCTCTGCACTCTTACCTTTGTTCTCTTGCACGAACTGTGCGAATTTAGGGTTGGTGCTCATCATCTGCTGGAACACAGCGTTAGGGTCCTTACCCGTTAGCATCTGCTTGACCTGTGCTACTGCTTGCAACAGGTTCGGTGCTTGTGGAAACAAGCTGCTTGCCACTGGCTATCATCTCCTTGAGTTCGTTAAATTCCTTCCGTGTTACGAATTCCTGGTTCGGTTGAACATCTACGACTCTTGTGAAGCTGTACGTGTCAATCGTTGGATAACCTGCACCGTCGGTGCGTTTAATAAACATCGTATCTGAGTTGCTGTCAAACAGTGCTACAACAGAGTTAGGTGGCAGCTGATAAGCTCTTGCACCTTCAATTCCCGTTACACGGGTTAAACCATTCACTGGCTGTGTCTGCTGGCTCATGCCACCCATACCCTGCATATATGAGCTTGCAACTGGAGAGTACATGTTGTAACCGTACATTTGTATCATCTCCTTATAACTCATTATATCACTTAATTATGTATTTGTCAAGTATTTTTACCATAATCCAAAGAATAAATCCTGAAGGTCGTTTATTACCATCATGTCGATGTTAAGGAACGTCTGTCTGAACTCACTTAACATCGCACTGTAGCTCTTACCTGCAGACTTACCAACCACATGGTTAAGGTAGTCTTCAGCTGTCTTGATGTTACTGGTGTTGTGTGTCGTGGTATCAGTCGAAGAGTCTCCAGAGGATGTGCCTGTAGTCTTACGTGTGTCATCAGTCTTCGTAGTAGACTCACTCGTTGATGTGTCGGATGTAGAGCCTGCTGTAGAGCTGCTGCCTGTAGTCTTACTGGTATCTGATGATGTACCTTTACCACTTACCTTAGTGCTGTCTGATGACGTACCTTCTGTGCTGGACTCAGACGTACCGTTAGACGTGGTGTCGGACGTGCCTGATGTGCTAAGTTTATCAGTGGTCTTAGTAGCGTTGGTGAGGTACTTACCTTCGTCCAGGTCAGAGATGGTTGACTGAGGTGTATCACTGTACATGTTCCACTTCAGGTCGTCACTCGTACCTGTGGTTTTACCTGATGTGGTGTCTGAGGTCTTACCTGTGGACTTACCTGTAGTCTTACCCTCACCTGTGGTTGTGCTCTCGTTCGTAGTAGAACCGCTAGACTCCGTAGATGTAGTGTCGTTAGTTACGTTAGCTGTTGTACCTTCACCTGTGGTCTTACCGTTAGTCTTAACTGTACCGTCATCCACTGTAGTAGACTCAGACTTACCAGAGTTAGTGGTCTTACCGTTAGTCGTACCGTCTGCTGTGTTGTCTGTATTACCTACCTTGTTACTTACAGTCTTAAGGTCTACGTCGTACAGCGGGTTGAACGACAGCAGCTCAGACTTATACAGCTGGTTGTAGTACGGCATGATCTCGTTCATCCTGGTGTCGAGTCTCAGCTTCCAGAGACCGATAGACTCTTCACATATCTCTCTTGTGTAGTAGTGCTTAAGGATTTTCGTCTCCAGCACCTGTCTGTACGACTCGTCGAAGATCGGGTAGCTGAAATCAAATACCTTAGGAGCTGCCTCGATAAGTATCTCGTTCACAGGTCTGTAACCCTGCTGCTCTAAGTAACCTGCAGAGGTCTCACAGATGTAACGTACCTCAGTAGTGTATTTACTCATCGTCTTCACTCTCCTTCTTAGTGTCTGTAGGTGTTATGTCAGTGTCCGATCCGAACAGGTCCTTGTAGTCCTCATCAGCGATGTCTTCCACAGACTCGTTGTACACTACAGTAGCATTCCAACCGAACATCTTATTTGCTTCTTCTAATGCACGCTCTCTCATGTGGAGTCTTGCGTTCCTACATGCGACTGTACCACCCATACCTCTGGCTACTTCATCTGTGATAAGTCTTTCCTTCTTGCTCACAGAGATGTTAGAGATGCCCAGGTACGTGAGTGCTTCGTTCCAGATATCAGTTCTCAGGGTGTACAGCTTATCAGCCACATACGGAGCGTCTGTCTTGAGTACACGTAAGCTGTTAGGGTCCAGGGACTTATCTGCAAAGATAAACGGTTCGTTACCTTCGTAAGCCTTGTACAGGTTCTTCATGGTGAGTCTCTGTGTGTCCTGACACTGGATGAGCACAGGTGTCTTCTGAGCGTTAGCGTTAACGTCGATAGCTCTGTCGAGGTTATACAGTCTACGTGCGTAGTACTCTACGTTGAGTACAGTGTTTGTGTGCAGCATGTTGTTCCAAATAATAACTGAGTCCTCGGGTGAGAGCTCCTTCTGGTAACCGTTGTCGGCGTACGCCTTCCTGTAGGTCGGTATTCCGTAGACGTCTACGTACGAGCCTGCCATACAGCGGAGACCAAGAGCTCCCATAACCTCGTCTTCGAATAACACAGCCTTACCGTCTCCGAACAGAGCAAGCTCAAGGAACCGTGTGTCTATAGTATCAGGAAGTCCATCGTACTTCCACATGCTGATGGAGAGCTCAAGCAGTCTGTTGAAGTACAGCATGAAGCTTGCGTTGTTCATGCGGGCTGACTCCCAGAACTCTCTGTTTTTAACTTTTCCCATAATCGTTATTCCTCACTTTCTGCTGTTGCTGTAGCACTTGATACTGTGTTATCAACGTTGTAGTCTGCTACGGTCTCTGTATCATGCCAGATGGTAATACCTCTGTCGAAGATGTTCTTGATGTTACTCATAGACTTAGCAGGAATGGAACCCGTGATGTTAACATCTGTAGTCTTCACGTAGTTGTAGAACGGTCTGCTGTTGATATTAGGAACCTTGAACCTGTTGGTAGCATAACCGTACATGTCGAAGTAACCGTCGATACGTCTTGCAAACTCAACTGTAATACGTTCACTGTACACTGTAAACCCTGCCTTGTCTAACTGTACCATGATAGAAGAGCCATCCTGTCCAGAAGCGTGTTTAGGCATTTCCTGTGCTACCTCTTTAGCTTGCAGGTACTTAAGTGTAGTCGCTGCGCTGCTTACAGCACTGCTTACAGCACTGTTAATCGAGCTAATCGAACCAGTTACGTTAGTGGGGTCTGTAGCTAATGCGTTAACTACACCGCTTGCAACACCCACAGTCGAGTTGAATATCTGGTTCTTATACTGTTTACCTGTAGTAGCAAGCCAGTTAGAGTAAGAACTACTTGTCCATGCACACTGAGGGAAGTCCTTACACACAAGCATATCAGGGACACAACGGTTGCTGCTCTTGTACTTAAGAGGTAACAGACCTGCCTGTGCAGTAGGAGAGTTACAGAACACATACTTGAAAGAGTAAACTCCGAACGTGTTGTCATCAGAGAAGTTCTCGAACTTAATAACTGCGTTACCACCGTCGGACGCGATTGCATTAAGGAAATTATACGGATACTGTAAAACCTTTTTGTTGTGAGGTGTGTAAGTACCGATCTTACTAACCTGGTCACTCGCGATTATGTCATAGCTGTACTCATTACCCTTGTAGTTGTAGTCATCATCAGGGTCGTCAGTACAGTGTACGAACACACGAGGTGCCATGTTAATACTTACGATGTTATCTGATGTGAACTCACCTGCAGAACCCTGCCCTGTAGCAAAGGCACCTGAGTTAACAAGATCAAGGAACTGATGGTAGTTATTAGCTTCTGTGAACGCTGTGTAGTACAGACCACTGTAAACCTTAGAGCCTGAAGACCACTTCTTGTAGCTTACTGAGTCTGTGGAGAGGTCTGTTTCTGCGTCTGCAGAGAACCACACCACAGGGACCAGGTCCTGTTCTGTGCTACGAAGTGAAGACGTGTAGTACTCACCGAGCTCAAGACCTTCTTCTACTCTGTTCTCTCCGAAGTTATCCTCTACAGAGTGTTCTCTGATAACGAACGATTTCTTCAGAGAGCACTTAGGGAAGAACCATGTCTGCATGTCATCGATCTCGAAAGGTATCTCACAACAGTTATTATTAATGTAACGTGGTTCATCTGTGATGAATGCATAAAACCACTTATTACCGTAGTTCTTATTCCTAAACATGATGTAGTTACAGTCATACAAATCATCTGGTGTGTAGGGTACACGTAACCAACCTCTCTCTGACCTCGTGTACGTGTTCTCTGGGATAGTGTATTTAACCTTAGACTGGAAGTATTCATACTGCTTCTCCAGGAACGTAGCTGCTGACTTCTCACCGAAGTCAAGTGTGATACCGTAAGTGTTATCTAACGGTACGTTCTTGAGAATCCATATGTCTGTATTAGGTTCAATTGCATAACCAGCCATTTGTATCATCTCCTTACAGTTTATATAAAATATGGGACACTGCTCATATTAAACAGTGTCCCATAGCAGTGATTACGCGATTGTGATTGTAGCAGTACCCTTCTTAGTCTCATCGTATGTAGATGTAGCAGTTACTACGATCTCCGTACCAGACTCAGCAGAAGCGTCAACTCTTACATTACCGTAAACATCCACTTCAGCGAGGTCACTGTCAACTGTGTAAGTTACAGTCTTAGGAGCGAAGTTCTCAGTTTCTACGGTAGCTGTGATGAGTGTAGACTGACCAGCTGTGAGAGTTACAGCTGAAGGTGTAAGTGTTACACTGGTTACAGAAGGTGTAGCAGGGATGAACATAGCTGCATTAACGAAAGGTGAGATACCGAAAGTCTTCCAAATGTGGTAGAAGTAGTTCCAGTAGAGGCCCTGGCCGTTGTACTGTTCTGTGAACTGCTGCATGTTATCGAAAATCATGAACCAGTCCTTATCAACGAGGATTGCAGGAATCTTATCAAGAGCGTTAAGTACGTCCTGACTGATTTCCTCGTAACCTACGTCTGAACCGAGGAGAGCGTTAAGTCTCTTCACGTCGAGGTCACCGAAGCTGTCAACGAGGATTCTGTGACCCATGAAGTCAGCCTTGTCCATGTTGAACGCAGCAGCGAGGACTTCAACGGACATCTGAGCGTCGAACTTGCTGTTGACGATGATGTACTGGTCATCCTTGAGTGTGTAGTTCTCTACACCTGCCCTGTTGTGCTTGTTAGACATGAACTCGAAGTTGTTAGATACACCCTTGATGGTTGTAATAACCTTAGAAGGTGAAGTCTCAGGGTCGGGTACGGTTACACACTCGATACCGCCGTCGATGATCTGCTTAGCAAGCATGTACTTCATCGTGATGAACTCATCGTAGTTAGCGGATGTGTACAGAGACTCTGTAATTTTAGTGATGAGGTTTGTTACGCCTTCCAGTGAGAGGAATGCCTGTCTGAGCTGATCCTGTGATACAGTTGCCTTGTAGAACTTCTTGTAGTTCAGTGTGTAGAAGGTAGCTCTTACATCAGGGATTTCACGCTTGAAGACCTCCGACTCAGCTACAGCAGGGTCATACTCGTAAGGCTTAGCGATGTTAACGAAGATGTCTTCGATTGTCTCGCCGTACTCGAGCTGTCCCTTCTTGAGCACAGCCCAGGGGTTAGAGTAAGACTTAGATGTGATGAGCACAAGACCAATACGGTTAACGAGTGCTGTGAGGAACTCGTTCTGGAGTGCCTCGAAGTTCATAATAACGGCACCGATCTCTCTTACAGACTCGGATGTAGCCTTAGCTGCAGGAACATAATCCTTGTAGTTGGCAGAAGCGTTATTACGGATGGCGTTGAGGATATCAACGGATGTTGCGTTAAGCTTGGATACTTTAGGTGTACTAGGCATAATAATTATCTCCTTTACAAATTAAGATGGTTGTGACCAGTTAATCAAACAGGTCTTCGATTTTGATCTCTTCAGCCTTTTCTTCATCTGTGAGATCAGGTTCTGTTGTCTCTTCCACGGGTGGTACTGAAGAAGAACCACCGTTGAAGAATCTGTGTTTGTACTTAGCTTTCCAGGACTCTTCAACACGGTCCATGTCTTCCTGTGTGTACTTACCAGCTCCTGTGGCCTTGGTTTCCATGTCGTTGAACGTGTCTGTCATATCTTCGATGAATGACATCGCTTCGTCCGACACATCGTCACCCACACGTGCCTGGATTTTGTTGAAGAAATCATCTCTGCTGAGAACAGCCATGTTAGTTCACTCTCCTTCATTTTAGTGTATATTTAATAACTATCAGCCGTCATGATAGCTTTTAAATATCGTTAGATGAAATCCAACCTGTTACATATTTACTCTCTGGAGTCTTACCACAGTAGGACTTGTTATTAGTAATCCTGTAACGGTCGGAGACCTTCTTACCATCATACAGGTAGAACGTACCAGTGAGCAGTGCTACGTTAGTTTTAGCTGTGATGGAAGCGTACAGCTTAACGTTCTTAAGTGAGAGCTTGTCTCCCTGTGACGGAGTCTTAGTCGTGGTTTTAGTCGTTGTAGTGGTTGTAGTCGTTTTAGTCTTGTAACGGAGTACACCTGCTACATGACTGTAAGTGTGTTTAATCTTCGTACATGGGTCATGCTTCCCAGTCCAGTTCTGGTCGTAGCTGTAGAAGTAAGATGTGTTTCCTTCACCTGTGGCTATAGCGATGTGACCATAACCACCAGAGCTAAGACCTGAGTCCCAGACAACGATGTCACCCTTCTGAGGTACGAAGTCTGCTGTGTTAGGAATACGTGTGAAGTTGTTCTTGAGTGAGGTAATAGCTGAGTAGTTATCGTAATAACAGTGAGCGTTACCCCATGACCCTGGTGTGATGTTGTAGACTTCTTTAAGATACGCTTTAGCAAGGTCTACACACTGTACACCTGCTGTACCGTCGTAGTCTACACCCTTACCGTTGTGGTTCTTAATGAACTGCTCGTATGTGATAGTTGACATGTTATTCCTCCTTATCCTTGTCAAGCTTAGTCATCAGCTGTGTTATGACAAGTGTGTTGTTGTTGATGGCGTCCGAAAGCTTATCGATTTCTTCTTTAGTCTGTTCCTCACGTGCTTGGTTTTGCTTGAAGAGATAGATACAACACACGATGGGAAAGCCTACAGATGAGATAAGCTGAGTTACTGTTGCTACATCCATAATATCCCTCCTCTATAATTTAGTGTGTTACATCTTGTATAAGAAGCTCGGAGCTCCGCTAGTGATATTAACGGAGTCATCCATGTAGTACTCCTCGTCGTTGATTACAAACTTAGCGTGAGTATAACGTCTACCATGAGTCTGCTTGTAGACGTTCTCACACACATAACCGCCGTCTGTTATGAGTGGAGCAAGCTGTATGTAGTCAGAAGCATTTGTGAGTGCTTGCATTGCTACACTGTAAGTTGTTTTAGCGTCTGCGAAATAACGAGTGGCTGTGGAAGAGGCTGGAGCTAGATAAACTACATCTGAAAGTTCTTCTTCATCGTAGATGTTCTTGCCCGTAGCGCATGCGAATCTGAAATTAATACTTGATGACGCTGCAGCTGCTGCATGTACACTAATTCCGAACAGGAAATCTCCAGATGGAAATTTAATATAGTAAATAGACTGTTGTGGATTACCTGACGTCGGAGATAAAGTTCTAGTACCTATATTATTACCAGCTGGATTAACAATAGCTATTGCAAAAGTATTACCATAAGTACCTAATGTTACAGTTATCTGGAAACATGCTTGTTTTCTCGCCGAAGGATAGACTCTTACAACTGTAGCGTCATCCTCATCGAACTCTACTGCACCTCCGAGCTCTGTCTCGAATATATCTTTAAGTTCATCTCTTGTACACAGCTTATCAGCTGAATATGTTCTCATGTAAATTTCATTTGTGTTCATGTTATCTCACTCCTTTAAGATACAACGTTAACAGGTACATCATCCGATGTGGTCGGAACACCTGTTACGATAGGTAAGCTGGTTGACAGAGTGTTGAGTGTAGTTACACCTTGAGGAACTGTACCACCAGTTAGTTTTACATCTCCCAGATACACTGTGATTTTATTACCGTCGGAGGCGAAGTACACTGTCTTCTCGTTGTGTGATGACTCTTCGTACTCGTCGGCTGTAAGGAACACTACAGTGGCTCCGTCAAGAGCTGTGTTAAGAACTTCAGCTGACTCTTTAGCTTCTGCTGCGTACTGCTTGACCTCTCTGACTGTTGAGAGAGCTGCGTTCGAGTACGACATCGCACTGTTGGCTGAAGCTCTGGCTTCGTCCTTGAGTGATGAAGCTTTGTTCATGTACGAGAGAGCTGCAGTTGCTGAAGACTCAGCTGACTCTGAGTAGTTCTTAGCTTGTGCTACTGCTTGGCTTGCAGTGGAGTCATACGAGAGTAATTTCTCGAGAGCTCCTGTTGCTTCCTCATAAGTAGGAATCGCTGCAGGCTCACCAGTGAGGGATTTCTCTATGTTAAGGTTGAAGATGTTAGATTTCTTTACGAGTGTGTATGTGTTATTTGCATATGAGTAAGCGTAGATCTGACACTCTACAGTACATACCTTACGGAGGATAGAACCAGGGATTGTATAAGTACCCGATGTGATGTCTGCTTCGTAGGTTACAGAGTCGGGATACACGAATTTAATTTTGTAATTGCTTGCACCGTCTACCTTATAGCCAACGAATTTGATTGTACGGGATTTATTTTCACCAACGTAACCAAGAGACTGAAAGTCTGGCTTAGCTGTGTAGTTGTTGTAAAGTACTATGTTCATCGTTTCACCTTCTTATTATTTGTCTTTATGTACATTATACTACATTTAAAATCATTTGTCAAGTGTTTTGGCTAAAATAGTTGACAAAACAATAAAAATATGTTATAATAGAAGAGAGAAGGTGAAAACACATGGCTAAAACAGATGAAAACAAGTTCTATGACGGCACTAAGCTGCTGTCGATGAAAGATATAGACGGTAACACACCAGAGATTTACATAAGTACAAGTAACAGATGTGGAGGTAAGACTACTTACTTCAACAGACTGGCTGTTAACAGGTTCAAGAAGAACGGCTGCAAGTTCGGTCTTATTTACAGATATAAGAACGAGCTCGATGACGTAGCTGATAAGTTCTTCAAGGACATACACGGTCTGTTCTTCAAGAACGACGAGTTCACATCTGTGAAGAGAGCTGATGGTGTGTACCATGAACTGTACCTTAACGGTGAGTCTTGCGGTTACGCTCTGGCTTTGAACAGTGCTGATAAGATAAAGAAGATGTCGCACTTCTTCTCAGACATCGGTATGATGATATTTGATGAGTTCCAGAGTGAGAGTAATGACTACTGTAGTAACGAGGTACAGAAGTTCATAAGCATACATACGTCATTGGCCAGAGGTCAAGGACAGCAGAGCAGATATCTGCCTGTGTACATGATAAGTAACCCTGTAACGTTGCTTAATCCTTACTACGTTGAGTTAGGTATCAGTGAGCGGTTACAGAAGGAAACTAAGTTCCTTAAAGGTAAAGGTTTCGTAGTTGAACAGGGTTACAACGAGGCTGCAAGCCTGTCTGTGAAACAGAGCGGGTTCATGCAGGCGTTCGCTAAGAACGAGTACGTTGAGTATGCAGGACAGGCTGTGTACCTGAACGATAATGAGACGTTCATCGAGAAGATGAAGGGTCGTAACCAGTACATAGCTACGATAGCTTACAACGGAAATAACTTCGCTATCAGAGAGTACATCGACGAAGGTATCGTGTACTGTGATGACAGACCCGACATGACACATCCGCTGAAGATAAGTCTTACAACGAACGACCACGACGTGAACTACGTCATGTTAAGACACAACGATACACTGTTCTCGATTTTGAGATATTACTTCAACCATGGTGCTTTCAGGTTCAAGAACCTTAAGTGTAAAGAATGTATCTTCAAAGCACTGACATACAAATAACGGTATCTGCACATAGTTGAGCGTTTGAATGATTCGGGCAAGCACGGGTGAAAGAAACCGCCGATGAAATTTATCGTTATTGCTAAACGCTTTCGTCTTCAACATGTGTTATAGATATAAAAGGCCCACCTGTTAAGGTGGGTCTTTTTTAATAACTTCTTCCATGTACGAAACCTTTAAGGTAGTCAGTGAACTCAGTTGCACGGCTAAACTCAAATCCAATAGGCGCCATGTGGATGTAAGAGAGCTCGTGATAGTGTCCAGGGTTACCGAGGTAATCTACCACATCACCCTCACACTCTCTGTCTACATAAGTAGAACAGTTCTTACCCGCGTCTTCAGGGCTGATAACTAATCCGTTGTTGAACGCCTCAAACATCTGATCTCCGTATTTCTTAGCAAGCTTACCTGTTGCAGGTTTAGGAAGTCCAGCTACAGTCATCTTGTACACGTCTTCGTTCTTTTTATCATCGTGCTGTAACACCATGTAACGCTTAGCTCCAAGTACCTTGAACTTGATGTAAGGATTGTCTTTAGTTTCCCAGTCCCACACACCAAGAGGATGTGCTTCACCTTTGATATCTAACGGAGCAATGTCTTCTTCGTTAAGGTCATAGAAATTAACAGTTTCCTTAAGCTGAGCTGTAACACTCTCGTTGTAGTCATTGATGAACTTCATGTGGTTCTCGATGTGGCGCACCTTGTTGGAGTCTGTGTCGCAATAGATATAGTCTTCAGGTCCGAACTCAAGAATACCAGTGCATACGTTGTAACGTGCGCGTGCAGTTACGAACACACCCCATCCATAGAAGAGAAATCTCTTTTTTGAGTTATTTTCCTTCTCAACTTTAGCAGCAGTATCTAACTCATCAAGTTTTACACTTGTCCATTCATCATCTTCATAAAGTGTTTCATCCTTACAGATCTCGGTTACACACATGCCATAGAGTGAGTTAACCATCTCTTTAGCCCACTGATAATCAGCTTCCATACCAGAAACACCTTTAAGTTTAGTCTTAAGACTATAGAAGTGCAGGATAGCCTTGATGAACTCTTTTGGAAGATATGCTGCTTTGTAAATCCACATATCACCAATCTGAAAACTATCGAAATCATAGAATCTGCAGATATTGTCAAAGTCTACGTTTGTGATGGTCATACATACATCTTCATCGAAGTCAACTACACGTCCGTTATTCACAATACAATCGTTTGCGCTACATGCAATTCCGTCAGGCATGTAGCATTTTGAGAGTGAAATAATATTATCAGGAATATCAGGTTTAGCTGTGAGTCCAGAGAACTTAATATCAAATACCATTAAGCAGTTAGGGTTGTTCTTGTATCTGTAGAACTCATCGTTAGAGTCACAGTGAATAAGATAACCCTTGGACATAGGATACTTGTATGCAATCATACATGAAGGATATGAAGATGTAAAGTCAATAGAATGAACGTCTTCAACGACCTTATCTACATATCTGTAATTGGCATGTGTTAGGCCTCCTGCCATACATCTATGAAGAGCGTCGTATTCATCAGACTGCAAGGTGAGTTCATGCATTAATGTCTTATACTCTTCACGGGTGGTTTTGTCCTTACTAAGGATTGTATGGTCGCGTACATATTTACGCACGTAACCAGTTTTAGTGAGCTGAATCTTTGTGATGTTGCCGTCGCTTTCAATTTTCTCCTGGATGTAAGCCATTACAACACGCACATCGTTCTCACAATACTTAAGTTCTTTGGGTGTAAGAGGTGTACCAGAGTGACGCACAAGTGAGTAATCAAGGTCGCCGACCATTTTCTCACAAGGGTACTTATGAAGGTTCTTAGCGATGCCTGCAAGACTGTAGCCTGAGAGGATGTAAGAACATCTGAACTCAATACCAGTATCAGTACATGCATAAATGGGTTTACGCTCTTCAAGTGAAAATGACTTAATCCAATTGAAATGCTTACGAATGAACTGGAACTCATAAGCCAGGTTGTGTACATACACGATAATACGTTTTGTAGCACTAAGACCCAGGTGGGTTGAGATACGTTCCATCATCATCTCGAACTCATCCCAGGTGCGTCCGAAAATTACAGCTCCGTTAATTCCAAACTGCCAGTGATACATGAATGCTTCCTTGACTCCGTTAGGCGTAATAGATGTAGTCTCAATATCAAATGCTACAGGACAGTTAAGATACTTAACTCTTACTTCTCCTTCCTTTACTACACCAGCTTTCCCCATGAACTTTACATCTTTGCAAAATGAGTCGAGGACATAATCAATGTCTCCTGGTTTATAGATATTACCATTGTTGTTAAACATGATTATGTCTCCTTCCCGTTACGTCGTTCCTACAAAAGGTGACGCATATTTTTTCTTGATTTGATTTTTCATGATGTCGTCCATTCTCTGCCTTAAGTCATCGATTGTAACTTTACCAGAGTTCTGAACAAAGTACGTGGACAGTTCTTTCTGAATCTGATTACTGTCAAGTTCATGGCTTTTAATGGTGGTTTCTTTATCTGTGTAAAGATCCCACATCTGGTCTTTGTCGTCATCGGTCATCTGAGAGTACAGACCGTCAAGTCTTGCGTCGATATCACTCTCGAACTGTCTGAATCCGCGTACACGAGATGTTAAGTCCGACTGAAACTCCATATACGCAATAATTTCTCTGACGAGAAGTTTCTTCTTAGGCGCTTTAGGGTATTTCTCAGTTGTCGCTGTGAGCTGTCTGATAGGTGCAACCTTACCTGCCTTGATTTTATTCTCGAGGGCTGTTGTGGCAGGTGTCGATTTGATACCTGCCTTAGCCAACTTTCTGAGATTACGGGTTACCATGTCGCGGTAACCCTTCTTAATCTTCTTGAGCTCTTTGACGTCCTTCTTGTTGAGCTCGTTCATAGCTTCAATTAATTCTGCAATTTCCATTAATTATCACACCTTATAGTTAATATTTAAATTCACCAGTTCTATAGTCCATACGACGGTTGTAGTCACCTTTACTTGGATCCCATCCATTCCATGTGGCTTCCGCAATTCTTTTCAGCATGTCGAGCAATTTAAGAATGTCAAGCACCAACACCTCATAATCTATACGCTCGAACGAACCATATGTATGTTCGTATGGGTCCCACCATATACTCTTGTCAGTGATTTCCACAGTTTTGATTTCTCTACGAGCGTACTTGAGCGCATCTAAGAATACTTTCTGTTCAATTTCACCGGTCCCCTCATAAAAACGCCAGTAATAATCGTGTTTTACACCATTCACTTCCCCACGAAAATGTTTAATATCTTCTTCGAGTGAGTTAAGCTCACTCTTATACAGGTGAATGAGTTCTAATGCCGCGTTCTGCGATCCTTCGCGTTTTTCAAGGTCTCTCTCAGATTTCTCATTGATCTTACCTTTGATGTAGTCAATTCTTTCTTGAAGCTGATCCATGATTATTTCTCCTTTCTGTATGTGTAAATGTAACCGTCGTTGAGCTTGTTGCGGTGTCTAACACAGCTCACTGCGTCTCTCATTGTGCGATAGGTTCTAAACCTCTCGACTTTCATCTCACATCCTTCGATGTGTTTCTTATAAACTGTCCACATAATGTTAGCCTTTCTGGTTTTAGAGACTGTGTCCTTGTCTTATCTTGATATTATTATAACATACTGGACAGCATTTGTCAATACTTATCCACTTATAAAAGTGCACAAAGTTTGCATTGCATTTCTGTATAACCTGCACAATTAGTAACATCTTTTAACCAAATACCACATCCAAAACGTCGGACCGCTGAGATGCCCTCAGATCGATGAGAATGCGTTCTAAGGGGCCTTACTTTTACCCAGTAACTTATACTACCC